GAAAGGGATATCCACGTCTCTTTTCTACGAAAGAAAAGTAGAAGAATCTATCATGCGTCGGCATCTCGATATTCTTGGCAAATACAATTTACCAGTCAATGTCTACGAAGGTCGCGATGACATCTACGAAGTCAAATTCAACCATCAAGGATTCGGAGAGTGGCTTAGGTCATTGGGGTTCATTCCGTCGAATGGATGGACAAAACCAAATTGCTTGCCAGAGGTCGTGTTCTTTCTTCAAGAGAGAGATAGGGCAAGCTTTTTAAGAGGGCTGTTCTCCGCTGATGGACACCTCGGTGCATCGGACACACCTCATCTTGGCTGTACCGATAAGGGACTTCTCCAGGACACGCAAAGACTATTGTGGTCTATGGGGATGAGATCCCATTATTACCACGGCAAAGTGGCTAAGGATTTAGGATGCGGTGAAAAAGAGTACGACGACGGAAAACTGTGGGTCTACGATAAAGTTAAATTCTTTGAGAAGATTGGATTTATCCAAGATCACAAGCAGCCAGTCCTAGACACTTATCGGGGAACGCGAGCCGATGTTGTTGGAGAGAGCTTCGGAAGACGAGCAGCTTTAGAAATAAAAGTATCTGGCAAAGAAGATCGACGTATTCGGGGTCTAATCGAATCTCCCGCAAGATGGGGTGTCACAAGATCGTGGCTCAAAGAGAGACTGCCAGAATCTTCTCAATCACTAAAAGACCTTCATTGGCATCACGGTGTCGTCGGGTCGGTTGTTGACACTGGCGATGAAATAGAGATGTACGATGTCTCAGTTGAGAATGACTTTCACGCTTTCGTTGTTGATGGAATTGTTGTTCATAACTCAGAAATCGAGATGCTTGTTACGACTATCACGAGTCACATGAACGCTGAGACCTATAATCGCAAGTTCTTCAGTCAAGGATCGAGCATTAAGGGTATTCTGACGTTCGAGGGTGCGGTTCCTCCAGACCAGCTAGAGGCGTTTAGAAGACAGTGGTATCAGCAGGTGACGGGTGTCAACAACGCTTGGCGTACTCCTATCATGGGCTTGGGCAAGGATTCTAAGCTCAATTGGACTTCGCTTCACTCTACCAACCGTGAGATGGAGTTCGGCAAATGGCTTGAATACTGTATCAAGGTTATTTGCGGTGTATTTCAGATTGATCCAATTGAGATTGGTTTTGATATTTCAAAGCAGGGTTCTGGTCAGCAGTCATCTTCTGGTGGGCTTGGACAGGGCAATCAGGCAGAACGTGTGTCGTTCTCTCAAGATCGCGGCCTACGTCCACTTTTGATATTTATTCAGCAGCTTCTTAATGATTATATTGTTTACCGTATTGATCCAAACTACGAGTTCCGCTTTGTCGGCCTCAACGTCAATTCTGAGAAAGATGATCTTGAACAGGCTGTTCAGCAGGTTAAAAGCTTTAAGACTATCAATGAGATTCGTGCAGAGCATGACCTTGAGCCGTTACCAGCCTTTGACAAGATTAAGAATCCTGGTGAAGTCGTACTTGATTCGTCACTTATCCAATTCATCACTGGTCAGATGCAAGCCGCTCAACAGCAGGCCGGTGTTGGACCAGACGGTCAGCCACTTCCTCCTGGTCAGGGCGGAGCACCTGGAGATCCTAGTCAAGCGGGTGGTGATCAAGATCCAAATCAACCTCAAGATGAGGGCGAAGGCGATCAAGAAGAAGAGCCTGATTATGAGAGCATGGACGTTGAACAGCTTCAGCAGGAATACAATAAGCTCAAAGAACCACAATCTCCTGGAGAGCCAGCGATGGCTCCTGCAAAGGGCAAGGCGATGACTAAGAAGTCGTTCTTCAGAGAGATCGAATTATGAAGTTGAATATCGAGGCTGAGTCTCAGGCTGAGTTCGATGCGAAACGGTATGACATCATCAAGGCGGTGGCGGGTTCGGTTTACGATGTGAGCGTCAAAAAAAAGGGTGAGAAATCTGCAAATGAGCCAAGAGAGCCGTTCTACAAATCTCAGGGCGAAATGCTTGAACATTGGGACGGTAAATTTAGGGACGTTTTGGAAACGATAAAGTTTGAAATAGGTAATATCATTGATGAAAAGTAGTTTCTACGTAGAAATTCTTGGGTATTTTATTAAGTCAGATGTGGCCTCAGTTGCGGTCATGGATGGCTCTAAAATACTTATGGGAAAGCGTCGAGACAGCGGTCGTTGGACTTTGCCTGGAGGTCACGCCGATCCGGGTGAAAAGAAGCACGATGCCGCAAAGCGTGAGTTGAAAGAAGAGGCTGGAATTGATGTTGATAAGGATGATCTAAATCATCTTGGTTCAAACAAAGTTACTACCTTCACAGGCAAGAAAAAGACCATTCATGCGTTCCATGTAAAGCATAATGGCAGTAAACCGACTTCAGAGAATGATCCTGACAAGGAAGTTGAGAAGTGGGTTTGGGTTGAAACTAAGGCTGGGCTTCCAAAAAGAGTCAAAGAGAACCTGCATTCGCCGAAGAACCTGGTTCTTCAGAAGCTTGGTCTTCTCAAATCCAATCAGAGGGCAGAAGTCGTGGACTTTTATTTAAATGGTGAATTGTTTAAAGGTGGCTCTCATAAATACATCCGCAAATATATGCAAGACGGAGAGTGGGTTTACGTTTACAAGGAGCCGACAGGCAGGGCTAAGAAGATGACTCCCGAAGCGGTGTCTAGCCTTCATAAGTTGGCAGAACTTGGGAACGAGCACGCGAAAGGTCTTGTAGACAATATCGAAGAAGTCCATCCAGATCGTTTAGCGGTCTTGTACCGAGAAGCGTCGAATGGTGACAGAGAGTCCATTGATCATCTTAAAGAGCACTACGATATAGATCATCCTGGAAGGCCAGCTCCAAAGCTAGTCATCTCAACACCTCAAGTGAGTTCTCCAAGGACAGAGGCGGCAGAAGTAACTCAAGAGATGGCATCGTCTGAATACGCTAATGATAGATCTTCATCCATCGAGCAAAGAGGCGAGGACGTTCTGGGTTCTGCAAGGCACAGTGCTTTGGCTTGGACTACAATGAGAGACGCTCTAGCTTCGGGAGACGCAGAGCAGTTGTTCGCGAGAGACTTCTTGTTGTCCCAAGATCCTGTCGATTTCAAAAGCGAGATGAATTCGGACAACATGGATTTGAATCTTCTTTTAAACTTCGCTTTAAGGAAGTTCCCAGATCCAAAAATCCCCGCTTCATCCGAAGAAAACACTAATCGTCAAAGACAGTCATACTATGAGGCATTCCAGGCAGTAAAAGAGATCATCAAGTCTAACGCAAACAAAACAGTGCCTAGCACCGAACACAACGATCTGATGTTTCCTCACGAGAAGGGTTTGGCTTTATATAAGAAGTCGGTTGAACAAGTTCATGCCTTATATGGTCGAACCAGGACTGGGCGAGGCTATGACGCGGGGACTGAGGCCATAAGAGAGTTCTACAATCTAATGGTTGGCCGTGGATCGAAGAGTCCAAAGGGTGCGTTGGGAGAGTTCCACACTAAGGGTGCTAGTGCGACAAAAGAAGAGCTAGTCGGAGCGGCTAAAAAAGTCATTGATGGAAAATCAATAAACGCTGCCTTCAATAAAGTGGAACGCAGAGACGCTGGATTCGATGTATCTGCTCAATACGATACTGCGGTGATGAAAAGAGAAGGCCCATCAAGTCGGTATACTGGTTCAAGGCAGGGTTTAGACATTCTCGATAAAAGTGCTGGCGGGGATATGAAAATGCGAGGCGTGCAGTGGGGGAAATCCGTCACTGATGCAGAGAGGTCGCATCACTTGAAGAGTGTGGTCGATTCGTTTGACGATCTCACTGATATCTTAGGTCTTCCAAAGGCGATGGCTTCGTTCAACGGCAGACTTGCACTTGCTATTGGAGCAAGAGGCAAGGGCGGAGCACTTGCTCATTACGAGCCAGGAAAGCAGATTATTAACCTTACAAGGGCGAGCGGTGCCGGATCACTTGCTCATGAGTGGGGGCATTTCTTCGATCATACCATTTCAAATCTTTCGGAGGGCAGAACTGACAACTTTGATGCAAACTTCGCCACTACCAGAGCTACCCGTGTTGTGGGAAACAATCCGGTGATGGCTGCGATGAAGAAGATGTATGAGAGTCCAGAGTTCAGAGCTATGAACGACAGGATTAGGACAAGTGTGAGAAGGCTTAGGCTTGATACTAGCTACTGGAATAGCAATCTTGAGTTATTCGCTAGAACTTTTGAACGCCACATCCAGCATAAGTTGGAGAAGGCTGGTCGAGAGAACACTTATTTGACTGCGGTGAGAAAACGCGGAGAGGATAAGGATAATCTTTGGCCAATGGATTCTGAGATAGAAAAACTTTCTCCCATGATGGATGAGATTTTTAAGCAGTTCAGAGAGAGCGATATGCTCACAAAGGCTTTGTATTATCTTTCAATGGATCTTTTCAAGGGTCTGAAGGGTCAATCAGTCGCAGGTCACAAGTATTTGCGAAAGTATATGTACGGCGGTCAGTGGGTTTATGTTTATCATGAGGGCGATCAGCATGGTCGTCAGATACCAGAAGAAGCTTTTAATCACATCAAGAAGCTTGCTGAGTCTGGAAACGAACACGCGAAGGCGTTGCACGATTCGCTTCAGGCTCATGATGAAAAGAAGATGAAACTTCTCAGAGAGCTTGCGGATACCGGCAATAGTGATGCTCATGAGCATTTGAAGAAGCTTGGGATTAATCGCAAGCAGGAGAAACTAGAAGAGAAGCTTATTCCGAGAGTGGTGCGAACATCTGATGATCCAATTCATGAACTTGTCTCTGGTGACGCGAAGTCTCACATCATCAATCTGATTGGAAGTCAGCTTCATGAAAGCATATTTGAGCACTTACAGCGTCATTCTGGGAATGTGCTTCATGTAAGTCTTGTGAATGGTGGCATCACAAAAGACTCGATTAAGGCAGCTCTGTCCCATGAGAATAGCCTTTACGACATACTTGCAGAGCTTCATAAGCAGATGGATAAGATAGATACGGCTCACACTGGGATGAGATCGGTCAATGAGTCTGCAAACGATGCTGGCGGCTATGGAAACCTCGGATACAATCGCGTGGTAAAGCATCTTGAGGAGAAGGGTATACTTCCGCAAGGCTACTCTGAGATTCACACGAGAACAGCGTCAAGTGGTAGTAGTGTTTTTGAAGCTCCACCTGTGAGAGGGCTGGCTGAGAGACAAGAGAGGGCAAGGCGTGAGGAGGCTGAAGCATCGCGTCGAGAGGTTGGCGAGTATGCACCGAAGGTCGATGAGTTGGCAGAATATTATGGCAAAACTTTCACTTCAAAAGAGAAGAAGGATCTTGCAAAAGGCATAAAGAAGATATTTGGTCCAGCGTTCTCAATGAAGAAGTTTGACGGTTATTTGAATCCAGATCCAGCCAACAAGACGGTGATTCGCGTCAGTGATGGATTTTTGACTGGGCTTATGAGTGGCGATAGTCGGTTTGGTTTTGGGTTTGCCATAAAGGACAGGGTGACTGGAGATCATATTACCGGATGTACTCGCGATATTAGTGTTGACTCAGATCGCTCGATCACATGGCATAATGGTGTTTTCAGAAGGCCATCAAATGAACTTCTGACAAAATACAGTGGTATGTCTAAGGGACTTTATGCTGGTGTTGAGACATTCTTAAAAGAAGTAACAGCGGATTTGCCAAAGTCTGCAAAAGACAAATGCAACATTTATATGAGTGCGGCAAATGGTGGATTTTCAGATGGGTACAAGGGTGCCGTCCTTTGGGCTAAACATTATTTTGATTTCAATGGATCTTCAAATCTTAATACATTCAAGAGCACCTATACTGCAAGACTGCCGGATGCTAAGGCCAAGTTGCCGGACCTAGCGGCAGAGATTGATGCAGCTATGGCCAAGATCGCAGATAAGAAGCATCCATTTGAATTTATCAAATTAGGTATTCCTTTAACGCAGGCTCAGGCGGAGAAGGTCGTTGGTCATAAAATGGATTTCGATTATAAATCAATGTTTGCCAAGCCTGGAGCGACCATTGATCTTGGTGAGATATTACTTGTCAAATCAGGGATGTGGTTTGACGGTATTAGTTATTTCAACAAGACCGCTGGAACACATCAGATGTTGAACGAGAAGAGAGCTGCTTATTATCAGAAGCGACCAGGTGTAGCGTCTCCTGCGGGGTTTAAAAGCTCTCGTGTTGACGCGACTGTTCGAGATAAGTGGAAGCCGAAGGGTAGAAGCATTGTGATGACTGATGCTCGCCTGCGTGAGATAGGGTCATGGTCAAAAGACGAGGTGGCAGAGTTTCATGCCAAAGCTCCTTTAACGACAGATGCGAAGAGACGTGTGAAGGAAATTTTAGACAGGATTGGTGGATAAATGCTTGATGATGTCGGGAACCCGCTTGAAGACAACTTTTTAGATCTCGTAGAGTACGCTCCAATTCCTAGTGCCTTTCATCGAGGAGCGAAGCTGATGCTTGGGGATAATTACAAAGAGCTTGGTGCTCAAATTGTCAAAGAGCATCAGCCGAAGTTAATGAAGAAGTTTGAAAGTTATTTTGATGCTAACGAAGAAACAACTTAAAAAGATTGAAGAGCTGATCCGACGCAAGTTTCTTGTCTTCACTTATGAGTCTCTCGGTGAGAGGGCTTTGACCAGAGATGAGTTGAATATGCTGAAGGATGCCGGACTTCTAAGATCCACTGTGAGAAGCTTCACAGGGGACGCATTTGCATTGGGCAAGGTCGTTGCTGCGATAGACCGCACAAAGGCTATCAAGCTTGGGTTTGATGATCTGGCAAAGCTTGCAGCAAAATCTCCCATAACAACTGTTGAAAAATACACCATCGATTGGGCTTCAGAGCACACCGGCCAATACATCAAAGGCATATCTGATGACATGGTTAAAGAGGTCAAGACTACGGTGACAAGGGCTGCGTCCAGTGCGATACGGGCTGTTCAAGACGAGGTGGTTTCAGCAATCAGAAATCGCAAGACTGTGAGTGAGCTAAAGACTGCGTTATTTCACAGAATTGACGATAAATATAGGGACTGGCAGAGGGTGGCTCAGACCGAGATGAACAATGCGATTCAAAACGGCATCTATTCGTCTATTCGAGACAAGCATGGACCTGATCAGTTGGTTTATAAACGTCCCAACGCGAGTGCCTGCAAGCATTGCAAGAGAGTCTATCTTGAGGATGACGGGTTTACTCCTATCATTTTTAAGATGACCGATCTCAAGGATTCAAACTACGGTTTAAAGGCTGCAAATTGGGAGCCGACTATTGGATCTGTTCATCCGTATTGTCAGTGCCAGCTAAGCGTAGTGCCTGATGGATATGGGTTTGGGAAGAGGCGTGTCGTCACAGTTCCGTTTACCATGGGTGATAAGAAGTTCAAAATGGGGATGCAAGTCCCAGATGGGGAGTTTGATGAGCTTAGTGATGAACACAAGGGCAATGTGGGTTATGATGCGATACTGGAATATAATGGCAAGACCACTAGGCCGACTGTCAAGAAGAGTCTGAATAATCTAATAATTTCCGATATGGCAGATTACAACTGCATTTGCTGTTACTAAGGGGAATGACGTATGCGTTTTACTATTGATCTTGAGAAATCTTTTCGTTCACACAAGTACGTAAAACGCACAGGGTCTCCTGGAAATTACAAATACTGGTACAAAATGCCAGATGGTTCAATCCAAGCTCCAGATGACGCACAGTCTCATGGCAAGATTGATCACGCCAAGCGTCTCCTTCTTGGAGCACATGCTGGCACGCATTCTATGAGC